ATTGAATTGGTGTGTTGAAAAGTAGGCTATATAGGCTGCTTGCTGAGGCCGTTGTTTTTACATATAGTTTAAATGCGCCAGTCATTTGGTTGTTTAAAACGCGAGTTGATATCCAAGGCGGTAATGTAATTGTTGTGTCTGCCGTTAAAGTGCCCGTAAAATAAATGACAGGGTTACTTGCTTGAAGATTGGTAAGCGTAACATTTGTGCTTGTTATTGGGAGGTTTAGGGCTCCGTAAAAATTATACGGAACCCAGTTTGTCGTTGTAGTAGTCGTATCAGGGTTCGTAGTGTTGTTATCTACAAGGCTTAACCAATAGCCATTTCCACTTGAGGATTGAACTACTGCGCCTCTTGGATAGCCATTATTGGTACTAGAGAAAGTAGCATCGTAAGGAAAGCCACCGCCTGCCTCTTGCCATTGTTGGATAGCTGTAATCTCATTGAGAATACCATTCATATCAGCACCAAAAGGCGGAACTCCGCCGTTATCTAGCGGTTGAAATGTAAGAGGTGGAAATCCATCGGCAAGAGAAGCTCTGCCCGGAGCAGTTGGGATTTGTGAGTTTACGGGAATTGTATTGACGTATGAACCCGATGCAGCATTAGCAAAGGGCGGGATATTTGAACTTTGCATTTTATTCCTCTAAGGTAAATGATATTAACTGCACGCCTGCTGGTCGGGGGAACACTCCAGAATTGACAATAATGGCAACTTCTACTGCCGTTAAAGGTGCGCTATAAACATATTGATAGGTCATGTTTAGGTTATCTTGCACATAAACTCTCTTACCTGAATCTGAAAATTCAGCCCTGAGAAGTGCGTTAATTGACGGAACGGATAAATTAGAAATATTAGCTGCCGCTTTTACCAATATCAATTTTCTGTAATCAGGGTCAGGCAAAGAATAGGTTGAGCCATTTTGATAGCCGTTATAAAAGATACCTGCGTTGTTAGGGGTTGGCAAGGTAACATCACGCCAGCTTAAAGGTGGGAAAGTTTGAGCTTCTGGCGGTGGTATCAATGCTTCATTAAAGCCAAAATAATTCCTTGGAGCATCCACTTCTAAATATCGAGAAACTCCAACAATAGCACCCCATATATCCAAGCCACTACCTACGGCAGTAGATACGTTCCAGATGTTGTTATAGAACGCTGTTAGGTCTGCGCTTGGGTCAATAGCATCATTAAATGATTCTAATAAGCTCACAATCGTAGGCGAGCTTGCATATTGACTAAGGAGAGTTTGATCCCAATTTTGCATTACGCTACCAAAGTAACCGTGATATTGGCAATTGAAAGGGTAGGCACTTGGTCGATGCCCATGTTAATAAATAGTGTTGTTGGGTTTGCTGTTTTCCCAATGTAAACCTCAATCACGTTTACGTTAGGATTGACTGCATTGATGTTTGTGAAGTATCTGCCTGAGTAAGAAGAACCGCCAACTGTTACGGCTGTTCCGCCATCTTGCCCATTAAATGATTGCAGGACTGCGTTTTGGACTAATTGCACAATATTGGTTGGCAAAAGAACGCTATTTTTAATTTGCACTATAAAATAAATAGGAACGGCAGTAGGTCTTAGAAATTTGACTGAATAAGGGACTGGCGGATTATAGTTATTGTCATAAACCGTTACTGTTGTATTGCCGTTGTAATTACATCCCGGTGGTTTCTTGCTCCAGATTGCATTAGCAACATCAGCATCAGCACCGCCTACTGCGCTAACTACTAAAGAATTTGCAACTAAAGTGTAGTTTGTTGTGCCGTAAGTAATAGAGGCATTGGTAGGGTTATCCACAACAAAAGCACCTGTTACGTTTGGCACTTGCGTTACTGCTGAAAAGATAGACTGTAAAGAATTGACGGAATTACCAGCTACCGAAGCAGCTCTACGGGCTTCAAAAGCTGCCCTAGATTCAACCACCTTTCCTAGCGTTCCAGCTTGTGCATTGGTAATTGTGTCCCATCCCGCTATTGCTGTGTAGATGGTGTTCAATGCTCCAATAGGGCAAGCGATTGCGCCTGGCGTTTGGTTTTGAAAGCTAACAGCTACGCTTCCAGTAGTCGGGATAGTGGCATCGGTTAGGGATGAATAAAGGTATCCATTATTGTCTTGAGCCACCGAACCTGCGGGGATAACAGTTCCCGATGCGCCTGTGCAAGTAGCGGATACGACTGTTCCTGAGCCGGGTATCCTAGAAATAAAGTAAATTTGACCGATAGCGTCTTGCCAGATACCAGAAGCAAAAGATGGATTTACTTGATTAGCAATATAGGCAATCTGACTGTTCTTATCGCCAATAATAGCTGTTTCAGTTTGCGCTATCTGACCTTGTGGAGTAGATAGGCTTGGGTTTACGCCACCACCAAAAGCATCGTCAATATCTTCCTGCACTCCTGCAAGAATGTCTAATTCGGCGGGTAGTACGGGAGCGCCGTTTACCCATTGGATTTGAGGAACATTAGTTGCCATGATTAGACCTCGAAAGCCACATTGTTAGTTTCTCCATCGGTATCTATCACCTGAATTTGTCCTTCTAAAACACGATTTTCAAATTTCGTAAAATTGGCTTTTGCTTCGACCACATTTGGAACAGTTAAGGCTGCTTGCTCTACTTGTTGCGTGATGTAGTTCAATGGTGGTCGTTCGCCTAGAATCTCCTGCCAATACGGTAGCCCTTGGGTAGTATCATACCAACACTCGCCTAGAAATGTACGGGTAGCAGAGGCAACGTCTTGCGCTATTGAATATGGCACTCCAGCTAAGGCAATATTGCCGTTTACGTCTAGCACGAGATCCCACTCCGATTGGTCTAGTAACAAAGTATTTTGAATAATAGCCATTAGTTAGGTGCTCCTGTATTCCCGCCACCAGTTGTAACGCCCCCATGAGTGTGGTTGTGTACGCTTGTGCCTTGTGCGCTTACATCGCCTGTAACTGTCATAGAGCCGCTAAACTGTGCATCACCGCCACCAGTTTGACTTATAGCACCATTTAGCACTATTGAAGGTGCGTTGATTGTGCAGGCTGATGAAGCGTTTATGGTCATGTTAGCTGTGGTTACATTGCAAGCGGTAGAGGCGTTTATTTGGGCATTTGGTGCGGTAATAGTTACCTTAGTGGGTGATAGTATTGTAATGCCCGAACTGTTAAATTGAACATATTGGGTTGGAGCTGCGCCAATAATGGTCATCAAATAAACCATGTCGCTTAGGTCATTTTTTCGGTTTGATGCTGGAGCCGATACCTTGCCCGTATTTTTAACCCCTGAAATATCCCTATCGCAAACTGTTGCTATTCCAATATCACCTACTGCGGGGTCAAGGATGATGCCATTCGAACCGCCTTGGATTCGCATATAAGGCACATTGTAAATAGTGCCATGATTCCATATTGTTCCGCTACCGTCTAACATACTAACCAATGGTTGAACGTCTAACTTTCCGACTGGCGATACCCCACCAGAGTTTGTAACGGATACCACTTTTACGGGTATAGCAGTCCTCAAACCCGACAATGCCGATTTAATAATAAAGTCTAGGCGACCAATCTCTGAAGCAGAATCAACCGCTACTTGATTGGTTTGGATTGGCAAGTTAGTTGTTTGGGACATTAAGACTACCTATCGGGCTTAATTTCATTGTTGTAAACCAAGGACCATTTGCCGTTACGGTGCTTAATTCATGCGTTGCCTCGATGCACGTAAAATCGCCTTTAGCGTTTGGCAAATCAGAAGTAAGTCGAACTATTCCCCCTGTTGTTATTAAAGGTTTAAATTCAGTCTTTACGTTTAATCCTACCGCCCAGAATGACGGATAACCTACCATGCCCGTTGTTGGTCCAACTTCTACAACATTATTACTTGAATTTTTATCGTTAGGCCATATCGTTACGGTATTGTTTTCAAACTTAATACCAAACCTAGCTTGTGCTGCTATGCTTTGGATTTGCTCTACTGCCGAACCCCACACATAAGGATTTTCAACAACGGCACTAGCACCATTATTTACAAAAACCCAATCGTTACCTAGCGTTTTTGTTAAAGAAGCAATTATCCCCTCTGCTTTTACTGCCCCCTTGTATGAGTTCGGGGAAATAGGTTTAGCCTTCTCATAGTATGCGGATATTGCCTCACAAGCGAATCCGACATCAGGCAGACTTGAAGTGTCTATATAGCTTGATCTTATTGTTCCCTTAAACATTTGTGTAAGGCTTTTCCCTTGATCGCCAACAAGAACGGTCAATACTTTATTTTGTATTGCTACGGATGACTGTCTATCATTAGAGAATTGCAACATTTGCTCTAAAGTCATTCCCCACACCCTGACTTGGCACTCGCTAAAAGCGTTTAATCCGCCAATGCTTTTAGCAACAACATTAC